AAACAACAGCTAGAGGCGGATCTAAGATTGCAAATTTTTTCCGAGGTCTCCTCAAAGGAGGACAGGGTATATTCAGAGGTTTTGTAGAAACTATTAAGTTTTTAAGTGCAGAAAGAGGATCCTATAGTAATGCGGCGAAACGCGTAGGTAGCGCCATCGCTTCAGGTGCTGGTGCTACCGCTAGAGGAGTCGGTAATGCTTTTAGTCGTTTTAAAGGCTCTGTCGTTAGTGGTGCTAAAAATATTGGTGGTCTCATTAAAGGTGGTGCTAATTTCATAAAGAATTTACCAGGCATGATAGCGAGTTTACCACAGCAATTATTATCTAAGATTAATGCAAAAGCCCTTGCTAGCTTTTTAATGACTAAAGGAGGAAAAGCCCTTCTTTTAGGTCTCAGAGGTGGGAGAATAATAGGAACATTAGGATTGTCTTTGATAGCTGATTACTTTGCGAACCAGTCAGTAGGTGTAACAGAAGAAATCAACGCCGCTAACGCAGAAAAGTTTAGGGGAATGATGACTGCGGGTATGCCGGCAGCTCTGTATGAGAAACTACAATTCCAGAAAAGAAATAAAGGTATGTCGGCCCAAGACTACCACAATCAGATGGCTTCGAACTTTAATTTTCATCGAATGCTGCTTCAAAAACATAATGAAGAGAATCCAGACGAAAAACTGACTGAAAAGCAGTACATTGAACGTGAACTTGAAAATACCGAAAAGTATGTCAATCCCGCAAACAATAGTATCGCTACGTTTAAGAATACAACGTTTGCAGGTCTTGCAGGGGAACATAACAAAGCATCGGCTCTCCAACAGGGTACGATTGATCCTACGAGCTTAGAGAAAGTAAGACAAAGTGAAGTAATAAAATTCACAGGGAAAGCACAAGTGGAAAAAAACTCAGGAGGATTCCGCATAGGCAGTTATAAATTTCGGTCAGGAAATCCTTTTTCGGATGCCTTCTCGACACCGTATATGGGAGAATTTGATCTCATGGAAGGACCTTCTCCAAGGAAGACATCGAACTCACCGTTTCCTAATACGAAGGGGATGAGCCCTCATCACGAGGCTCGTGTTGAAGTGCTGCTCGAAGAACTATCTAAAAAGATGGATAAAAACAGTACAACCATCATAAACAATATGACTTCTCAGTCGAATCCTTTTACCCAAGTCAAAGATACTACCACCAGAGCCGACGATGGGCCCGACTTACAGATGATTACTAACGGTGGTGGTCAGCCTTCACCTGCTGCGGGGACCGGTCGAGCAACGCGAGTTGAGTGATAAATCTGTAGATAAAAAAAAGGAGGACGGGCGAACCCGTCCTCCCGAAAGTGCCTCAAAGAATCTCAATCTTCGCTGGCCAACTGATTGAAGTAAGACATCGCATCAGTGTTTTCGTCAAACGTAGAGAGACTCTCCTCTCTCTCCGAGACACTTTCTGTGTTTTCTGTGGTAAGGGTTTCAGTTTCTGCTGAAGCCGTACCACGCTCATCACCACCAAGAACTTGATCAAGCCGCTGCTTGAGTTCATCATAGCTCTTGAAGTTGGATTCAGCAGTAAACTCACTGAGCTTGTGCTGACTCTTCCAAAGTGATTCGAGCTTTTCATCATCTCCGCTGAAGAGAACGGAGGTTGCTTCGAATTCTGACTTGTCATAGTTGACGAAACCAGAAACCTTACGCACCTTGAGCTTGAAGTTTGCACCCTTCCAGTAATCGAATGGATTGACTGGTTCCTCATCTTGGAATTCGGGGTTCATTGCTTCAAGACACTTATCGTGAATCTTCTTTCCGTACTTGTAGAGAAAGACCTTACCTTCGTTCTGAGGATTCGCGGGATCGCTAATCACCAGAATGTTGGAGAAGTATGAGAGACGGCGCTTACGCTCACGCGCAATATCCTTATCACTCTCAACTCCACTGTTCCAGAGACGACTGTTCATCTCGGAAACGGGATCCTTCTGACCAAGTGTAGTCAGACTGTTCTCGATAAACCAACCACCTGGTCCCTTGAACCCGTGGTTGTACACCTTTGCCCAAGGCACATCGCCATCACCATCACACGGAGGGAGAAAACGAATAACGGCATAACCATTACCAGACTTGTCCAGTTCAGGTCGCCAAATGCGATCATCGGTGTAACTCTTCTTCTTGTCCATTGTTTCCATCTTCGACTGAAGACTGTTAAGACTGGACTCTGACTTCTTCTTAAAATCTGCAAAACTCATGTTGCATTCCTTCCCCGAGGAACTACCTCGGCCTTGTAAATTGACTGGGAACTCCCCAGTTCTGTTAGATAAGTATACCCCATTCGAGACATGATGTCAAGTTTAAATGGGTAATTTTGCGGTTTGGGGAAGCATGTTGAGGCTTTCCCCTTCTGCCTGAATCTTCTCTATGATCGGCTTTGATAAATACTTTGCCGCAAAGGCAGGTTCTAGATCGTATTGGTCACAAAGCCCTACGATGGCATCAATATAAGATCCACCATACTCCTCTACGGCTTTTTGCAACTCTGTGGTAAACAGTCTTTCAACTTCTTCAAACATAATGTATTCCTTTCAATTCAAGAAGTATAATTTAAACACCACAGTCTAACAAGTATATATACTAAGAATATTCAAAATTCTCAGGAGATGAGACGAAATGACAACACCTGACGCATTTATCGTAACAGAAGGATCCACTGGATCTTTTGTCGCAACCGACAGCATCACAACTGGACTAACAACGTCCCACTATCAATATGTAAAACTAGCCTTCGGGCAAGACGGAACTGCTACTCTAGTAGATACCGCAACTGGAAAGCACCTACCCGTTCAACTATACTCTGGTGGAAGTGCAATTTCCTCAACGAGCAATAGACTTGATGTTAACCTAGCTTCTAGTGGGATAACATTAAATACTGGACTAGGTGGAACGTTCGGTAACTTCGAACACGTTGGTGTTGAAGGTATACCTGCTTCCGTGATTCCAGTTATGGTGTCGGGATCCACCGCGATCGGAGGAGCCATTGCTGTTAAGGGTGTTGGTGGTCTTGCTGGCTCTGATAATTTCCTATTCGTCTCAGGATTCGAAGGAGCAACTGCTCTTGGTATTACCAACGCAACTCCATTGGATATCAGAAAACTAACTGCTTCCTTTGCGGGAGCAACCTTTACGGGTGATGTGATCGGTGTAACAGGCGCCGTTCAGGTAAGCTCTACAGATCTTGATATTAGAAATTTGACTGCAACCCACACATCTGGTGTGCTGGTTGGAGACATTGTTGGTATCACAGGAACAGTTGGCATTCAATCTGGAGCTATCATTGGTATTACAAATGCAACTCCTGTAAACACTAGAACACTCGCGTCAACATTTGCTGCTGGAGCCTTCACTGGTGATTTGGTAGGTGTTACTGGTGAGGTTAAAACAAGCCAGCGAGGACTAACCTTTGGAATGCACGCCAGCGCGGCAGGTGCAACGGCATCCACCATCACAGATGGTGTTATTGTACGCGGGATTACCGATGGTTTCCCCGTAAACACATTTATACGAGGAATCGACAGCGTTAACGGCCTTGAACGTGGTGTTCCAATTGGAGCATGTGGAGATGCACTTAGAGTCCACGTTACCAACGCTGGTGTTTCTATTGCAGCTACATTCAACACTAGCCTTGGAGTGTTCAACGCAGTCAAACCATTCCTCGCGGTTTCAGGTTCTTCGTTCCATCACCAAGCAGTATTGGTAGAGGGAACTGCGGGTGGAGTTCCCGTTGGAATCACTTGGGCGCTTCGCACACATGTCGGAGTTACTACCGAAACACCGCTGGAAGTTAAGATCTCGAATACCCACGGTATTTCTGGTTTCTACTCTGGTGGTGCAGCGGGAACATATGCGGGTGACTTTATCGGAGTGACTGGTGCAGTTTTCGTTGGTAATGCCGTTGGTATCACCAACGCAACTCCATTGAATATCCGACCACTATCTGCGGGATATACTGGTGTTGGCCCCCACGGCATCCCAGGCGGAACCCAAGGAACCTTAAGTGGTGACATTGTTGGTGTAACAGGAGCAGTTGAAATTTATGCGCCTGGT